ATTAATGGCGGCGGCGACTATCCGTGGCTTAACGCCCTCAAGGGCTCGGAGATGTGGGGCTTTGCCTCTGGCGCTCCAGCCGCTGTAACGCCCGATATTCTCGATGCTGACGGCTACTTGATTTCGGCAGCAGGCGATGCTGCGGGCGGATTGAAAGCGGGTTTCTGGGCACCGACACAACAACAAAGGCCGGGGGTATGGATCGCCAAGTGGGACGGTGACGGTGCGGATGGACAGCCTGCTGTCAGCGTCGGAGGCTTTGCGTATCTGCTTTCCTATGCGATTTCAGCTATCACGCAAAGCGGCACTATCCAGACGATTACCCTGACGACATCCCCTGTCCACATGCGATCCGGACAGCCGATATCCCTCGTTAACATCGGCGGTGGCACATGGGGCGGTCTCTCGAATAACTGGCGCGTGTTGGATGTTAATCCCGGCACAAACTCATTCCGCATTAATACTGGGGTCACCTATACAGGAACCCTTGATCCGCTGACGACCGCGCGTGCGGACTTTACCAACAGCACCACAGTCGCCAACGTGGCTGGAAACCGCAACGGCAGCGGGCGGCACGCCATTATTCCTGATACAACGACGGGCGGTGCCGACGGGCTACAGTTGAACTGCACCATTCACAGCATCCAAAACTCCAGCAACTACCCGAAGAACATCAGGGTTTTTCACGCCGACGACGAAGCGGCACTCGATGCCGGTGGCGAGTTCTCGCCGCTGTTTCTTTCCAAGGTGGCTAACTTCGGCGTGCTTCGGATGCTGGATTGGCAGCAGGGCAATGGCAATTCCTGTACGACGTGGAATACGCGCAAACAGTCAAGCCACTACTCCTATAACGCCACATCGTATGTTTCCACGTTCTACGCGGGAGCAACGACACTCAGCGGGGCGACTTACACTGTTCCTGCGCCTGCGATTAACAGCGCGACGGGGGCCGCCTATGCTGGCGTCGTTGACAAGACGACGATCCATGTGAAGTTCGCGCAGAGCGCCCGCCAAACATCGACCTTCACTGGCACGCTGGCCTTCAATGTCGGTCTTAATTGTTGGGAAGTGACAGTTAACTCCGGTTTGACCGGCTTCCTCGCCATTGGGCAGACGGTGACTGTTGGCGGACAGACAATAGATAACGACATGAGGATCGCTGGCGGCAGTGGCTCAGTTTGGCAACTATCCCGTGGTCCGGCATTCGGGGCGATTGGCCCTGTCAGCATGGCGACACGGCAGAATTTCAGCTCGCCAAGGGCCGCGTTCACGAACGGCAACCCGGACATCTCGATCCCGAATAATGTGTATCAGGCGGGAGACCCGATTGTTTTTTACGACGACGTTCTTCCTCCGAATATCACGGCGAACCAAATCTATTATGTTGTGAGCGCAGTGAACAGTACGACCGGCACTATCCGCATTTCGGCGTCTGCTTCGTTAACTCCAACGATTACGCCCAACGGTTCAAGCTCGGATACTCTCACCAGTATTGTGCTATACCTGAACGCCCCCGGCACCAGTGCGAACCCGAAGCGTATTTTAAGCGAATACTGCAATGAGTTGTCGGATAACACTAACTCTTACCCGATGGCTGATTGCTTTCGCGCAATGGCTACGCTGACCTACGACGCCACACTGGATGCTTGGATCAAGCGGGGCGGCGACGTAAGTCAAGGAGCTTGCGGCATTGTAAACGCCGTGCCTATCGAGAGCCTGTTTAATCTCGCATGGTCTGTCGGCGCGCATCCTTGGTTAGTATCGCCGCCATACGCGATGGACCCAATGACCGACTGGTGGCCCAACGTCATGATGTATGACATTGCCAACCGGCCAGCATGGGCCAAGCTGCGCATTGAGCCCCCGAACGAGTTGTGGAACACAGCGACGGATTTCTTTCAAACGGCATACGCGAACGCAAAGGCGAATGCCTACAAGGTGGCTGATCCGACGAACTGGACTTTAACTAATGATTACTACAACTGGTACGGCAAGGTTATCTCCACGCTGGGCCAGATGGCCTACCAGATTTACGGCGCGGGCAATCTGGACGTTACCTATCAGGTAATGAGTGGCGTGCAGACATCAGGGGATACCATCAATTACCTGAACCGTTTTCGTGCGGCGGCCTATGTCGGTGCCGGTACGGTTCAAGCGCCACTAACTGGTGCGTGGGGCACGGTGACGTTTGCCGCTGTTCCGCCAGTGCCGTGGTCCGGTGCCCCTGCGGCTACAAAATACGTATCACACCTTGCACCCGCGACCTACTACACCAGTAGTGTGTTTGGTGATCGAGGTGGGGGCGGGCCACAATCACTAAGCTCGCTCTCCAATGAGTTCGGCGGCATTACGTTTTACGGAACGGACATCACTGCTGGCGTACTGCATCCCAATATTTATGCGGCCTCGGGCCTAACGACAGATCACACGATATTCCTGCCTGCTGGTCTCGGCACGGCTACCGTTGTCGGCGGGTCAGAGGGGGCGGGTTGGACGCTTAGTGATCCATCCCTGAACATTCCTTACGGACAGACCTATGTTGCTGCCAAGACTGCGTATCTGTCGAATGCGGATAAGTTGGCGGACTGTGTGATTGATACGGTCGTTGACGCGACGATTGAGGCAGACGGAACAACCTTCACCGTTCACAGTATCATTTCTGGTAATACCGTCGGATACGGCCTTAATGTTTACGGCGGAACGATACCTTGGGGCACAGCCTCAAGCTGGATTGTCGGCGGTACCTATCCGACCTTCACACTCGCCGCCAGCCAAACTCCACAGCGCGCAAACTTCTCTGTCGGAATGACGATTAGTCTGTCGGGATGTTTCCGAAAATGGCAGGAGTGGGCAACATGGGCTAACACCAATTTCGGTATAACGAAGTTGGCCGCCTATGAGGGGGGCATGTCGAACGATTACGACGCTTTTACTGCACAGAATGTCCTGAAATCTCGCGCTAAACACGCATCGCCCACGCAAGGCTACACGACGCAGATGTTCGACAATTTCAGGGGGCTTGGGGAGTTTCCCTATCCTACTGGAGTGACGGGCGAGTTCCCGTCCAACTTCCTGCTGACCGCTCGCTACCCACTTGGCGGCGCGTGGTCAATGCTGGACGACATCTATCAAAACCCGACGTCACCGCAGTTTGCCGCTGTTCTGGCCTATAACCTCTAACAGGAGACCACCATGCCAGTCGCAACATTCAGTAAATTTCACTCGTTCGTCGAGGCTTGCGCCGAGAAGGTCCACAACCTCGGCAGCGACACGCTCAAGGTCATGCTGACCAACACCGCGCCGGTCGCGACCAATACGATCAAGACAAACATCACAGACATCACGGCTGTCGGCACCGACTATCCGGCGGGCGGCAAGCAGGCGACGCTGGTGACATCGGCGCAGACCACCGGCACATACAAGCTGGTGCTGAACGACGTGGATTTCGGGCCGGTGGCCGCGTCAGTCGGGCCGTTTCAATACGCTGTGCTCTACAACGACAGCGCCACAAATAAAGAACTGATCGGCTGGTGGGACAACGCCGCGCCGGTGACCCTGACGGCAGGCCAATCGTTCAAGGTGGATTTTGATCCGTCAATCGGCGTGCTGACGCTCGGACCATAGCCGCAAGTTCAAATCAATCAGATCTCAACCGACCCGCCTTCGCCAGGCGGGTTTTTTCATGGAGCAACGACAATGACCCAAGCCACCACCTATCCGTTCAGCAAGTTCCTGGTGAAGATCGGCGACGGCGCCGCGCCGGAAGTATTCACCGACCCGTGCGGGCTGACCAGCAAAGGGTTTACGCGGACAGCCAACCTCAATGACACCAACATCCCCGATTGCGACGATCCCGACGCGCCGTCCTGGCTCGGCCGCGATGTCGTGTCCTACCAGGGCGCGATCGCCGGCGAGGGCGTCGTCGCCGAAGAAAGTTTTGCGACGTGGGAGGACTGGTGGAACGCGGGAGAGACCCGCAACGTGCGCATCGAGCTTGGCAACCCTGTCGAATACGCATGGATCATGCCGGCGAAATTGCAGGAATTCACCATCAACGCCGAGCGCGGCAACAAGGTGCAGATGTCGGTCGCCATCGTGTCCGATGGGGCAGTGGTGCCCGAGGTGCTGCCGTAATGTCGAGCGAGGATGGTTCAATCTCGCTGCCGTTCGGCGACGGCGACTACACGTTCCGGATTGCGTTCGGCCAATGGCGAGAATTGCAGGAAAGCATCAACCGGCCGCGGATCGAGATGGGGCATCCGACGATTGGGCCTGCGCCGCTGATCCAGTTACTATTGACGCTTTCCGCGTGGCCTCACGACATTCATGAGGTGATCCGGGTAGGCCTGATCGGCGGCGGCATGAAAAGCGATCGGGCGCTGGTGTTGGTCAAACGGTACGTCGATGGCAAGCCGTTTTTCGAAAACTCGTTTCTAGCCGGCAAGGTGTTGCGAACTGCGATGTTCGGGCCGGAGGATGATCCGGTGGGAAAAGAACCAGCGCCGCCCGAACCGGAGACGGCGACGGAAACCAGCCCATCCGGTTCTCTGAATTCTACGGGCTCGGTGCTGCAATAGGGCTCGCACCGGATCAGGTCGACCGCTGTTCGTTCTGGCAATTTGCGGCCTGCGTCGATGGCTGGAACAGGGTGCATGGTTCCGAGCCGAAACCCGAGGCACCGAGCGATGCAGAATTTGACGCGATGCTTGAGGCATCGGCCGATGCCGAGGCGCGCAAGGGGTTAAATGGCAAGGGCGCCTAACAAGAGCGTTGTCGCATTCCGCAAGCTGACGGTTGATTTGCAGCGTGATATTTTTATTGACGCCAAGGCGGAACTCAACGCGCAAGCAGCGGCGCTGGTCGGCGTGATGGCATCCGCAGTGAAGCACGGACCGACTGGCAACCTGGCCAAATCTCTACGCATCGAACCAGGCAAAAAAGAAACCGTCGTGGTCATCAAGGCCGGCGGGCCGACCACAACCCGCCAGGGCGGCGGCGGCAAATCCTACGACTACGCGCGGGCCGTCGAGTTCGGCACCGAGCACGTCGCCGCGCAACCGTTCTTCTTTCCCTCTTATCGATTGATGAAAAAGAAGATGCGATCCGCGATGAAGCGCAAGATCACCAAGCGCATCAAGGAATATTCAGCAGAGTAATCCATGGCAGACACCGCAGCCCTCGTCGTCGCGCTATCGGCGCAACTGACCAAGTTTGAAAAGGACATGCAGAAGGCCGGCATTATGGCCGAGCGCGCGGTTGGCGACATCGAGGGCAAGTTTGCCAAGATGAACCCGCAGGTTAACGCATCGTTCCTCGGCAACCTCTTCTCTAACGTGGTGACGAAAGGCATCGAAGCGGCATCCAAGGCGCTGACGGATTTCTACAACCGCTTTCTCGAACTCGACAAGCAGGCCAAGGTCACTGGCGAAAGCATGGAAGCGTTGTGGGGTTTTCAGGAAGCGGCCAAGGCGTCGGGGGCATCGACAGAAGAAGCACTCAAGGGTTTGCGGGAGATGGGAAACCTGCTGAACCAGCTAAAGCGCGGCCAGGTTAATTCGCTATCTGAATTATTTGACGCCAATAAAATCAACGCTCAGTCAATGACTTTACAGCAGACCTGGTACAAGGTCGCTGACCTGGTGCGTGATGCCAAAACCGAATTCGACAAGATCGATATTGCGCGGATGGCTGGCTTCTCCGAGGATATGGTCAAGAGTTTGGAGAAGGGCGGCTCTGCGTTGAAATCGTCGGCCGACGCCGCTACCGCCTCTGCTCCGGCACTGCAAAAGATGGCCGAGCAAGCCAAACTGTTCGACAGCTACATGAAATCCGCCACCGAGTGGATCAAGGCCGATCTGGCGCAGGGTCTCGCCAACACGCGGCGCGAGCTGATCGCCATAATGTCATTTTTCGAGGGCGGCGTCTGGAAGAACGGTCCGCTCGACACCA